GAAGGCGAGCCGCGCGAATGGCATGCCACCTATCTACGCGCTTTCGAACTCCTGCAGGCCGATCGCTCCTACGGCGCCATGGGCGGCGAAGGCCCGATCTTCTACACGGCCATGAGCCGCTATGCATCGGATCATGGCATCACCGGCGAAGACTGGATCCTTTTCAAGGTCTTCATCAACGCGCTGGACGCCGAATATCTGAAAATTCGCGAAGAACTGAGGCCGCGCCGGCAGGAGTGACGGCGGGCAGGGCGGTTATTTCGGGAGATAGCCGTTGTCGCGGAGCCACTCGGTGAGAATTTGCCGAATAGCTTCCGACTGATTGGGAAGCGGCTTCTGCGTAGCCCTATAGGCATCGACAGCTGCGAGCGTCTCTTCGTCAAAACGAACGAGCTTTTTGATGGGCAGTTCTAAGGGACGGGCCATAGCGTATATTTCGTATATTCGTTATTGACAACATGGATATATCGGATACACGAAATAATACGACCGCGCAAGAGGCAGCCACCTCCAACGCGGTCTAACCGAAGATCGATAACGAGAGGTATCAATCATGGCTGAGGCCAAGACTATCAAAAGACGCGGGTTTCTCAAAGCCCTGCCACTGGCCGGCATGGCTGTCGCAACGCCGGTACTTGCCGGTGCTGCAAAAAAATGCCGCCCGGCAGAATTTGCTGATCTGACGCGGTACTACGCGTTTCTCTGGGCAGAGCTTTTCGATTTGTCCAAGGAAATGGACGTTGATTTCTGCCACAGCTTCACGGCGCATCGGAACGGGGACATCGAGGCCCTGAATGGTGCGCTTTCGGGATCGCCATCCACGCGCGCCGTCAGGGTCATGGAGATGTTGGGAGCAGATTGCCAGACGTTGAAGTCTGCACCGCTTTCGCGCGGCAACTGGGAGATCGTAGCATGAACGCGATCCAGCATTTCGACTTCGAGGGCGCATCCGTCCGCACTCACATGAAGGGCGACGAACCGTGGTTCGTTCTCTCCGATGTTTGCCGCGTGCTTGACATTGCGCAGACGGCATCAGCATCTCGTCGTCTGGATGAAGACGAACGGGGTGTGCTTACTATGCACACCCCCTCGGGCGAACAAGACATGACTGTGGTCAACGAGTCTGGTCTCTACTCGCTGATCCTGACCAGCCGCAAGGCTGCGGCCAAACGGTTCAAGAAATGGGTCACGTCGGAAGTCCTGCCGACACTGCGGCGCACGGGCGTCTATATCATGAGCCCGGAGGACGAGGATCTTCCGGCGCTGGCCGATGGCAAGGTCTTCGGGCTGAAGGTCTCGAAGGTCAATGCCGCCGCGCGCCTGATCTCGGTCGCCAATGCCATCTATGGCCCGGAAGCCGCCCGCGCGCTGTGGGAAAGCGAAAAAGGCCTGCCGAATATCTCGGCCAAGGCGATCTCGGCGCTCACCGGCACGGCGGAAGACGATCCGGTCGGATGCCTGCATCATCTGCTCCGCGCCGCCGCCGGCAATGGCCGGTCGCTGGGCGAGCGCCTGTCCATGGCGCTGACCGATCCGGCGGAAGGCCGCAAGGTGCGAGATTGCGGCATTCTCGTCGGCCCGGCGGGCGCAACCGGCTTTATCGCCATCGCCAACACGCACCCGTTCCTCGCCCGGCACTTTGCCGACACGCAATGGATCGGTGATTGGCGGGTGGCGCTCGCCCAGCTTCCCGGTGCCGCGCCCTCGCGGACCAATCTGGCCTTCGGGCCGGTCAAGTCCAAGGCCGTGATGATCCCGCGCGCCGAGCTGCTGAAGCTGACCAACAAGATCAACTGACGCGCCTCGAATTCGAACGCGAATAGAAAGCCGACATGGTCACAGAAGTTCGATCCCTGCTGGTCACAACCGATATGGATGTGTCCGGCTACACCAGTGCTGCACGCCAGAAGACTGCCGCCGATACGGCAATGGCAGAGTCTTCCCGCGTGGTCGGCGCGGCGCAGCAGCAGATGGAACAGAAGATCACGGCGACGGGCAGTTCCGTGGACCGCCTGAAAGCGCGCTTCATCGAGGGGGAGCGCGCCGCCCGCGACATGGCCAAGACCGTAGACCAGGTGTCACGCGGGTTTGCGTCGGGACGGATTTCGGCGCAGGAGGCCGAGCAGGTCTTGCAAGGTGTCGTTCGCACTTACGGGCGAACCATTGATGCCAGCGCTGCGGTTGCTCGGGGACAAGCGGAACTCGCTGCTGCGGCGGCGAACGTGAATACCGCATTCCGTCAGCAGCAGGTCGCCGCGGAAACCGAGAAGCTGGAGCGAAGCGCTGCGTCACTGCGCGCCGAAATCGATCCGCTCGGCGCTTCGCAGTTGCAGCTGAATTCCAAGCTTGCCGAATATCGGACGCTTCTGGCGAGCGGTGTCATTTCCACCAACGAATTCGCCAAAGCACAGTCCGCCGCGCAGGCCAAGCATGACGCCTTCGCCAAAAGCCTGTCTGGAAACCACGGCGTCAACACGATGGCCGCGACGATGGCGGCCTATCAGTTTCAGGATATTGCCACCCAGGCAGTCGGCGGCGCGTCAATCGGAACCATTGCCCTGCAGCAGGGCCCGCAGCTTGCTATGTCTCTTGGCCAAGGAGGGGCGACCGGCGCGCTGAAGACGTTAGGCGCGGGATTACTGTCCCTGGTAGGTCCGGCAAACCTTGTCGCGATTGGTCTGACAGCAGCGGGCGCTGCCGCGATACAATATTTCACGGCTGGCAAGAAAGGTGCGGATGATCTTGAGACTGCGCTGAAGAACCACAGCGCCACATTGTCGATGCTGAAAGAGCAATATGGCGATCTCGCAAAATCAGCAGGCCAAACAGGCGTTGGTCGCCAATTCACGGATGCTTCGGCGCGGAGTGATGTGGCGGCTCTTCAGGCAGCTCTGCGAGCGCAATCGGGGGAGCTCTCCGGATCGCTACTTGGCGGCGGCTTTTTGCGTGGAGGCCTGTTCGGTTCGAATACATCGGCGCTCGACGATCTTTTGGCGACCAAAAACTCCGCGTTTCAGGCTGATGTTGAACGACTTTTGGAGGCGGCACGGAACGGGCAGGATGGCCTTTCGAAATTTGACGATGCTTTGACGCATACATTCGATCAGTTGCGTAACGGAACCGCCGCGCCTGGAAAACTGTATGAAGAACTCCAGAGATTGTCGGCGTTAGCTCAGGATGCATTTTCGACAAAGTCCGAATATGCGCCATTCCAAGCCGAAATCGATAGGCTTGTTATCGGGTTGAAGGAAGGCAAGGACTACGCGTCTGAATTTGCCGGAAACGTGCACCGCATCGGAGAAGTCAACGGTATTCAGAAGGTTGCGGATGAATTGATCCTTGCGACTAAAAACGCAATTGATCTTTCTCGCAGCCTGAAGGAAGTCGAAACGGTCCTTCAGACCATGTTCAACGACAGGGGCCCGAATGGCCTACTCTTGTCGCAGGGAACGACATCGCGGGCAGATCAGAACGCCGCTGGCATATTCGCATCTCGGCAGGCCATGGACCTCAAGCGGATGCAGGAGAGCTATCAGGCTCAGATCGCGGAGATGAACGCGCGCTCGCCGGCCGAGAAAGCTGCAGCAGCACGGGCAAGCGCAGCCGCGCAATACAATGATCAGGAATCTCCTGAGATCCGGAGAACGAGGATTGAGTTGGCTGGAAAGCAGGCACAGCTTGCCGCTGAAAAGCAACTCGCCGACGCTCAGCGCGATCGGCAGATCAGTCTCGATGCGGAAGTCGAAAGCGCGCAACAGCAGCTTTCGCTGATCGGCAGGACGGGCGGTGAGCTGGTCGCACTGCAGAAACGTTACGAGTTGATCGCGCAGCTGAAGCAGGAGGCTGCGCGAAACGGAACGCAGGTTGATGAGAAAGAAATCGAGCTGATTAAGCAGAAGACGGCGGAGTTGGGCAGGCTGGCAGACCAACAGTCCCGCGCCCGCCTGTCCTACGATCTCGGCCAGCAATGGAAGTCACTGGGTCGCACAGATCAAGAGAACCAGGTCGCCAGCACGCTCCAGCAATATAACCTGCCCGACAATCTTTCGTCGCCTGAAGCCACGCAAATCCGCAATCTTCTGAATGCCCAGCAGATGAAGAGCGATCTGACGACCTTCTTCACGGATTTCCGCACCGAACTCGTCAACAATGGCGGCGACCTCGGTAAGGCGCTGATGACCTCGCTTGAGAATGCTGCGCTCAACCAGCTGAACCGCATCTGGGACAGGATGTTCGAACAGTTGGCAAACAATATCGTCAAATCCGTCTTCGGTGGCGCTGATGCGGGCGGTGTGACGGGAGCGGGTGGGATCGTGGGCGCCATCGGCAAGGCAATCACCGGCGGCGCGGCCAATGACAACAATTCTTTGGCCCCGGTCATTCCGGTCACGCGCGCCCCGCTGGGTGGTATTCCTAGCACGGATGTCGCCACATACATCACGCAGGCGGCCACGGCACGCGGCATCGACCCATATTACGCTTTGAAGGTCGCCAAGTCCGAGGGCGGCCTCGACAGCTGGAACCTGCAATCAAGCGTCTTCAAAAACGGCGTCCAGGAACCGTCCTTCGGCCCCTATCAGCTTTATATGAACGGCGGGCTTGGAAACGCTTTCCAGCGTGCCACCGGCCTTGATCCGCGGCTGGCGTCGAACGGTCCCGCGGGCGTCGATTTCGCGCTTGATTATGCCAAGAAGAACGGTTGGGGCGCCTGGTATGGCGCCGCAAAAGTTGGCGTTGGAAAGTGGGATGGCATCGGCTCCGCATCGGCAAGCGGCGATGTCGACAAGTTCACCGGATCGATCAAGAGTGCCACCGGTAGCGTTGGGCAGCTTGGAAACGGAATGAACAACGTTTCCAATGGCATGACGCAGCTCGGCAATGGCATGAACGCCGCTGGTCAGAAGCTTGCGTCCGCTTCGAGCGGCGGAGGTGATATTCTCGGTAGCCTTCTTGGCGGTCTCAGCGGTTATGGAAAATCGGTATTCTCTTCGTCAACACAGTTCGCAAGTGCTTGGAAGCTGGGTGGCGTTGGTCTCTACGGTGATGGCGGCTACACCGGAAGCCTCGGTGAACGAGAAGTCGCGGGCGTCGTTCATGGTGGTGAATACGTGTTCTCCAAGCGTGCGACCGACCGGCTCGGCATTGGTACGCTCGACGCTCTTCATCGCCGTGCCAAGGGCTATGCGGACGGCGGTTATGTAGGCGCTGCGGCAAACGCGAATGTGCCTGGTGCAGGAAATGGCCGCGTGCAAGTCAATATCATCAACAACAACGGGTCTCAGGTCAGCCAGCAGGCGCGGCAAACGCCCGATGGCCTGCAGCTTGACGTCATGATCGACGAGGCGGTGGCAAAGAAGATTGCGACGCCGGGCAGCGGAACGCGCCGCGCCATGACGTCGCAGTTCGGTCTCGGCGGGAGCCTGGCAAGACGATGACGGCATCCTGGCCCGGTACATTGCCGCAGGTCTTCCTGCGCGATGACTACAGCGAGAAATCCGCTGAAAACATCATCGCCTCCGAAATGTCGATCGGCCCGGCGAAGTTACGCCGGCGCTCCACGGCTGGCGTGTCGAGCATCGGAGGATCGATGTTCATGACGTCAGACCAGTATGCTGCCTTCAAGACATTCGTGTCTTCGACCATTTTCGACCGGGCCGCCGCCTTCACGTTTCCAGACCCGGTGAGCGGGGCGGACATTCTGGTCCGGATGACCAACCCATACTCGGCCACGAGGCTCGGGATCGACTGGAAGGTCGCCTTCCAGCTCGAAGTGCTGCCGTGAAAAAGGAAGAGGGCTAGGCTATGGCGAGGGCGCTCTCCAGCGGCATGCTGGCTGCAATCTTCAGTCAGGAGACTGAGGAGGTTCCGGTCTGCCTGCTGACGATCACGCACGAAACCTTGAGCGAACCGGTCTACGTATCATCGAACCCGACCGACAGGATATCGGACGATCCTCTGATCTACTCGACGACGAGCCGGGGCAATGAATACCTGTTCCTGCCGTTTGATTTCGTCATGCCAGAAGACCGGGCCGATGGTGCGCCGCGTGTACAATTGACCATCGAGAACATCGACCGCACGTTGGTGAATATGCTTCGCTCCATCTCGACGCCGGCGACGATCAATGTCGAGATCGTCCTTGCGTCCTCCCCTGATATCGTCGAGGTGGCCCTGCCGGCGCTGCAGATGGGGACGGCGCAGATCGGCGAAAAGGCGATCACCGTTGACCTCATAGCGGACTCTCTAATCAATGAGCCATTTCCAGCTGGGCAGTTTACGCCAGGCACGTTCTCGGGTCTGTTCTGATGGATTTGCAGCACTTTGTCGGCCTTCCATATGTGCCGAACGGCAGAGATTACCATGGCGCGGATTGTTGGGGTGTCGTGTTCCTGTTCTACCGCGATGTCCTTCGCCAGCCAATTCCTGCCTATAGCGCGGAAATGGATGCCAGATCGTTTTGCCGCAAGGATATTGGAACCCTGGTCGACGTGGAGAAGCTGGAAAACTGGGCCCGCGTTGACCTGCCGCACTTTGGAGACTGTGTGCTGATGCGGAACGGACATGTCGAAAGTCATGTCGGCATTTTCCTGGGTGATGACCGGATTTTGCACTCCGAAGGTGATGCTGGAAGTCTGATCGAGCGCGCCGACGGCAAGAGGCTGCGCCATCGTATCGTCGGCTATTACAGGCTGAAGCATGCTCATTGAGAAGGTTCCATATGGCGAGATCATTGCGCCTGGTGCTGGCGTGGATGTCTGGTACAGGTCAAATCCGTTTCGCCGTGAACGGCAGCACTTCCGGGCGGATGCGGCGCTCACCGTGGCTGAGATCGTTGAGCTTGCCCGAAGTGTTTACGGTATCCACCATGGTTCGAACCTGAGTGTGACGCTGGATGGCCACGTCATAGGTGCCGGCCGATGGGCGAGGATCCGGGTCAAGCCAGGTGTTTCGGTCAACATCGTTGCGGTTCCGTCCGGAAACTTCTTCAAGCAGATTCTGGGTCTGGTGGCCGCGATTGCCATCTCCATTTTCTTGCCGGGTATCGGTAGCACGATCGCCGGTGTCCTGGGTTTTGCATCGGGTTCGGTCGGTGCCAGCATCGTGACGGGCATCGTCGGTGCCGGTCTCACTGTGGCGGCATCGCTGGCCGTTAATGCGCTCTTCCCGACGTCTACCGCTGGCTCATCGGTTGCCGAAAGCACCAAGCAGCTCTATTCGATTGGCGGGGGAAACAATAGCGCTGCGCAGTTTGGGGCTGTTCCTGTCATATTCGGGACGCACCGCGTGTCTCCGCCCTATGCATCGGGCCCCTACACCGAACTCAACGGCAACGATCAATATCTGCGGATGCTGTTCTGTGTCGGCTACGGTCCCATTGACGTCAGCGATGTGAAGATCGGGGAAACGCCGATCGGTGATTTCGCCAGTTGCCAGTACGAGATCATTTCGGATAGCACTGTCTCAAGCCCAACGCTCTACACGATGCCAGTCTACGAGGAGACGGTGTCAGTCGAGCTCGATTATGCGTCGAGCTGGGCCACGAGAACGACGGCAGATAAGGTCGACTGGATTTCTGTCGACATCAGCTTTCCGAGCGGCGTCTACAGATATCAGAAGTCGGACGGAAATCGCGTCAACTACACTCTGAACATCGATGTGCAGTATTCTCCAAAGGGCGCCAACTCTTGGATCCCTGCCGGAAATGTGACGATCGTCTCGAGTTCCAACCAGCCTATTCGCAGAACCGTCGCCTGGTCTGTGGCGAACGGCCAGTACGACGTACGTCTTCGCAAGACCACATCTGACTATATCGGCGACGACACGATTTCCGAGAAAACCTTCTGGTCCGCACTCCGGGCGCGACGGAACATTCCGGCCATCAAGTTTTCGAAGCCTCTGACACTTCTGGCTCTCTATATCAAGGCAACCAATGAGCTGAACGGCACTGTCAATCAGTTGAACCTGACTGCCCGGCCGCGCATCAATGCATTCAACGGAACCTCCTGGGCGAGCGGCCAGAACAGCCAGAACCCGGCCGATCATTTTCGTTTTGTCCTGCAGGGGTCTCCGAACGCCCGGCCGGTGGATGATACCCAGATCGATCTCGTGAGCTTGCAAAGGTGGTGGTCCTATTGCAAAGCCAATGGCTTCAAGTTCAATTATGTGACGGATAATCAGAAATCGGTCTATGACACCTTGACCATGGTGGCTGCCGCAGGCCGTGCCGCGGTTACGTTCAACGATGGAAAATGGGGCGTCGTCTGGGATGTGTCAAACTCCCCGATCGTCCAGCATTTCAGCCCACGCAACTCGTGGAACTTCTCGTCAATGCGCGCCTATGCGGATTTGCCGCATGGCTTCCGGGTCGCATTCTTGAACGAGAAAAACAACTATCTGAAAGACGAGCGCGTTGTTTACGATGACGGATATAGTGCGGCTAACGCGACGAAATTTGAAGGAATAGACTTTCCGGGTGTCACCGATCCGGACCTGATCTGGAAACATGGACGGTATCACATCGCCCAGCTCCGTCTTCAGCGCGAGGTGTATACGCTCTACACGGATTTTGAGCATCTTGTATGCCAGCGTGGTGACAGGGTGCGCGTCAATCATGATGCTGTGCTTTGGGGCGCAGGGGCAGGGCGGGTCAAGCAGGTATTGCCGAACGGTGTCGTCGTGGACGACATATTTTCGATGACATCCGGGAAAACCTATTCGATGCGTTTCAGGGGCGCTGATGGTTCGACACTCGTGCGAACCATCAATGGCTCGACCGGCAATTTTTCGTCTTTCACGTTTGCCGATACGGGGACGTTGCCGAGTGTCGGAGACCTTTGCCTTTTTGGCGAGAACACGATCGAAAGCGTTGTCCTTCGGGTAAAGGCGATCACGCCACAGGCAGATCTGGCGGCAAAGCTGGAGCTGGTGGATGATGCGCCTGCGATCATGCAGGCGGATGTTGGGACAATTCCGGAATTCGTCACTGGAATTCCAGCGATGGTGGATTATCGGTCTTACGCGCCTGGCTCCCTGACATACACAGAGAGCGTATCCAGCTCGACGCCTCCGACATCGTCAATCGACCTTGCATGGGTGGCCCCTGGCGCTGGCACCGTGCAACAATATCTGGTGCAATATGCCCCGTACGGGTCGGACGACTGGAGCCCGTCCCAATCGGTATTTGCTCCATCGCTGAGGCTGGATGGCGTCGCGGCAGGAAGCTACAGCGTGCGTGTTCGCGCGATTTTCTCCAACGGGCAATTGTCTCGATGGCTGACAACTACGTTCAACGCAACGATCTTCATCACAAGTCCTCCGCAGGTCCAGGATTTCAGGATCGCGGTGTCCGGTGATGCTGCTATTCTGCAGTGGACCGAGAGTCAGAGCGCTTCTATCGCAGGATACCAGATCCGCTATTCCCCGCTTCTTTCGGGGGCTACCTGGCAGACTTCGACGGTCTTGCGGCAATTGGTGACAGGCGGATCGACGCAGGTCAGCACCACGCCCGGTACCTATCTCATAAAGGCAGTCAACTACGGGGGAGTTTCATCGGTCGATGTGGCTGAGATTGTCAGCACGATCGACGCCCTGACATCCTTTAATGCGGTGGTTTCCGTGTTCGACACGGACTTCCTTGGATCAAAGACAGCCACGTCTACCAGCGGAGGCAACTTGCGGCTTGTGACCGCTGGAGATCTATTCAGTATTTCGGACATATTTTCGCTTTCCGATGTATTTCTCGCCGGCGGTGGCTATGTGCCGGAGGGATACTATTATCTTTCCGGATACACCGATCTTGGCGGTGTCTATTCATCCCGCCTGACGGCGGCGATCGATGCATATGCTGAATCGTCATCGGAAGATGTCTTCAATCGTTACGACTTCTTTGCGGTCTCTGACGTCTTCGGCGGAATTGGCAATGTTTGGGATGTGACAGTCGAAGTTTCGACCACCAATGATGACCCGTCAGCATCGCCTGTTTGGTCGACATGGGCGGAACTTGTGGCGGGAGATGTGTCTGCTCGGGCCTACAGGTTCCGGCTTGTCTTGACCTCTGCTCAGTCCGACATAACGCCGGTCGTATCGTCGGTGAAAATCGACGTTGATATGGCCGACAGAGTGATTGCCGGAAACGATATTCCGGTCGGTACAGGTGGCGTTTCCATCGGTTTTTCACCACCATACAAAGTTCTTCAGGGTGTTTCGATCGCCGCTCAAGGGCTGAACACCGGAGACTACTACGAGATTTCCTCGAAATCCGCGTCAGGCTTCACCATCGTTTTTAAGGACGCTGGCGGAACACCTGTTGCAAGAACCCTCGACTACGTTGCCAAGGGCTACGGGTCGGCAGCCTAACCCCGGCTTTTCAAACAGGTAAATCATGTCTCAGCCAGCGATATGGGGCGCCTTCACAAGCGGTCCCGCGAACCCTACTGACTATTCTGCGCGCATCAATGACAGCCTGAATGCCTTGCTTTCGGCAAACTCTGGATCGTCCGCGCCCTCCTACAAGGTGCTAGGAACATACTGGGCAGACACGTCTGTCGCCGGCGTGATCACGCTGAAAATGTGGGATGGAGGAGCCTGGCGGACTATTTTCGCCGTCGCCACGGCGACGGGCGCCCTGACCTTTGTATCCGATCCCTGGGCATTTCAGCCGATTGGCGTTCCGGTCGCGGTCCTGGACAATCTTTCGGGTGTCTCCGCTCCGCCGACGAACCTGGCCTATCGTTATGTCAAGCTGACGGCTGGCCTGACGGGGTCTGGCTCTTACAACAACGGGATTCTCACCAGTGAGACGGTATCTGGTTCCGCGCCTCTTGTATCGGCGACGGCTGTCATCAACCTATCGTCCAGCCCCCTCAATGGCCAGACGGTCAGGTTGATCAATACCGAACGTCGTTTCCTGCGCGCCTATGATGCGGCCGGCACCGTGATGGATGATGCCTTCCAGGGTCACCGGATGAACAACCTGGACGGCACGTTCTGGGTGAACAAGGTTGGCGGAACGGCCGGCAGTACCGGCTACAACCTCGGCGCCACAAACACGACGGGCGACCCGGTGACTGACGGGACGAACGGAACTCCCCGAACCGCCAACGAAACGCGCGGAAAGTTCATCGGTGCAACCTATTTCATGAGGATCTTGTAATGCCCTACGCTGCCAATGGAGTGATTTCGCAGGACCCTGTCGAAGGCGGCATTGAGATCACTGAACAGGAATATGATGCAGCGCTCGAGGGCGTCTTGTCCGGAAAGGTCATCGTCGTCTCGGGCGGCGCGATGTCTGTAGACGAACCACCATCCGGCGAAGCGGAAGAGCCTTCCAGCGCGCCCACCATCATGTCGGTGATAGCCGAGCGTGAGCGCAGATTGTCACTTGGTTTCGACTATGATTTCGGCGATGCCCGCGGCGTCCACCACATCGGTACGTCTGCGAGCGACCTGAAGAACTGGGACGAGGTGACGAAACTTTCCCAGGCTGCGATCAATCTGAGCCAGCCCGACATGACAATCGCGATCGAGACAGATGATGGACCCTGCAGCGTGACTGCAATGGAGTGGCAACACATTCTGATCGCGGCTGGCGCCGCCAGGCAGCCGATCTTTCACGCGAGCTTCGCGTTGCAGGCCATGGATCCGATCCCGGATGATTTTGAAAATGACCGCTATTGGTGAGCAACCGCTTTGAACGCTGGTCCGCCGTCCACCAACGTGGGCCGCACAATCAACTGAAAGAGGAAATCAGATGCCCAGAGCTTACATGTCTGCTCAGGTCGGTGGCGATCGCACGATGCTCGAAAACGAGCTTTATGCGACCGTATCCACGGTGACGGCAAACTACACGCCGCAGAAATCAGACGTGAACACGCTGGTACTGGTCAACAGTTCCAGTGGCGTGACGATCACGCTTCCCGCCAGCTTTCCAGTGGGCGCCTGCATCAGTTTCGCCCAGTTTGGAGCTGGCGCGGTCACATTCGCAGCCGGAAGCGGTGCAACCTTGCCTCAGGGTTCTCCGTCGACTGGCGCGCAATATGCCATCGCTGCGGCGATCGTCGTCGCTAACCCTGACGGCGCCAGTGCAACCTGGCTGATTGGCGGGGTCTAAGATGGCTCCAATGCTCATAAATCCTGGCGCCATGGGCGCCACCAATGCCCTTAGTAAGGGTGTGTCTGGCCCGCTCGGCCCTCTCACCGCGTCGTTCCCAGAGGCATCCCTTGCCGGAGCGACCGTTTTTGACGTGACGGGCCTCAAGGGCGCGGAGAAGGTGATCATGCTGTCCCCGGCTGATGGTCGCCTTGCGATCTCGTCCACGGGCAAGCGGATTGTCGCCGGCATGGTCCCGTCGAATGCCGGGACGATCAACGTTACGCTGGCGACTTCAAAGGGTCGCCTGCTCGATATCACGGTGACCGTTTCGGCGCTGGCACCGCTGAACCCGATGAATTCGAGCGCGTTTTCTACCTCGACCTATGTTTATTCGTTGCATCGTGTAAATCCGGCATGGGCCGGGGCTTGCCTTCAGGTTCGTGACAGCGGGAACGTGCTGCGCACGCTTAGCTTCAACCCTGATGGCAGCTACAATGCCACGGGGTGGTCTGCTTTCGGCGATGGGATCAACTTCGGCGTCTCGACTTGGTATGACCAGAGCGGCAACGGTGGTCATTATACTGCGACTGCAAGGCCACGTCTCGTGTTTCCGAACGCTCCCGCGAACTATGACGGCGCGTATATCGACTTCGACTTCAAGGGGAAATATTTCCTCTCCAGCGTGAACATCAGCGTCGGTGGAACCTCAAATTTCGCTGCCTTTGTCATCTGTAATACGCTCGGTCATGCGACGACGGCGACTGGCGTGCCCCCACGACCCGGAACGTTTTCTTCGTCCACCTCCGCGCCTGTAATTTCCGCATACAATGTCGCTGACGTTGTTTATGCCGCCGGAGACCCGAAGCGGCTTGAGGGGTCCGATCCCTCCGCCGCAACATGCTATTTCAATCAGCGCGAGACGACGCTCGACACCACTGCGATCGTTGGCAGCGGCACCGCGCGGTATCGGAATTTCTGGTTCAACCAGCGCGGCGCGGTTGTCGATGGAGGTGTTGATAGCCGCATCGCGTTTACCGATCGCAGGCATAATATGGCCGGCGTTACCGGGCCTATGCAGGCCGGGATCAACCAGTATCGCACGGGAAATTTCAACGGTACCGTCCAGGAGATCATCATCTTCAACGGAGCCACGCCGCTGCCATCCTCGGAAGCCCTGCGCATCGCAAAGGACCAGCGCACTTATTGGACAGGCGTGACTTCTGGCAACTACAACCCCGCCGCCGACAGTTATCAGCCGGCAGTCTACGGCACGATTTCTGATGGACAGTGGGCGCTTGCTTCTGACGGTATTTTCCATCCCCGTCAGAAGTCTACGCAGGGGCAGACCTATCATGCGTCCACGACGCCAGCGAAGAGCCCCGATTATCCGACAACGAAATGGAAGTGGGCCTTCTCGAACTGGTACACGCTCAATGATGGCAGCGAGCCGCCTGAGTACGATACAGGCACGACGCTCACCGTGCGGGCGTCTCTATGGCGCAGCGGGGCATTCGTTCAGAACCTGACATTCAACGGTGCGACAGAGGTAACGATTGCATCTGGAGCGGACGTTTTCTGTGATGTGGTCAATGTCGCGATGCCGGCGTCGTCGGATTACGCCATCGTAACGACCTGCAAATTCAATGGCACACGTCCGGCTCAATATAAGGGTTCCGGAATTGTCGGTCGCGATTGTGCCACAGAAGCAGAAATGCTCGGTCTACTGTCAGGTGGAACGATCACCGATAACCTTACAGGCGCTGCGACGTATTGTTATGGGCCGTCGCTCGCCATAAGCGATGGATGGGATGGGCGGGCTGTACCGCTCATCTTCGGCGATAGTATCGCAGCCGGCTATTCGTGGGTCACATACGGCCTGTCTAGCGCCATCAGCGGTCAATCTCTCCCGTATGCCAACTTTGCAATTCAAGGAACGCGACCGGCGAACTCGTACACCATTGATGCCGGCATTTTCCGCCGCAAGGACCAACTCCTGCGGGCTGCAATCGCAATCAATGGCGGTCACCCGCTCTGGACGGCAATTATCTCTGAGCATGGTGTAAACGATGCAGGCTCAAACGGCACATCCGCAGGCAATACACTCATCACCAAGGTCAGCTATTTCCTGAAGTTCGCGTGGTATCGCTACAGGCCAGACAAGCTTGTGCAGACCACATACACGCCCCGCGTCCAGCCAGGAGGGGATACATCGTGGCTCTACAGCTATCCTGACACCGCAGCGTCTACGACTTCCGACCCGACGAACGACCGTTGGATAGCCTCCGACTGGATCAAGACGACGCAGTGGCCACAGACCGGCTACATCGACGTTCGGCCCGCATGGACTGGCTCTACCACCGGGACGAAATGGCGCGACTGTGCAGGCACAGGGACGCTTTCCGCATCGGTTTCAATCGGAGCTAACCAGTACACTGCCAGTGCCGCTCCTGCTGTTGGCGACATCGCGGTTCTTGATGCGGGCACGTCAGCAAGCGTCGAGCAGGCCGGAACTGTTGCGACTGTCAGCGGCGCAGGGCCGTACCTTATCACCCTGAACGGGGTGACTGCGAAGGCCCATACAAGCGGGGCGGCTGTACGCTATGCGACATCCACTGATGGTGTTCATCCGCTCTGGGGCACGGCGGGGTGGGTGTTGGCCGCAACCGAAGTTGCGAACGCTAAGGCGGCCGGCATGTTCGACAAGGCGGCGTAAGCACACCCGTCCATCTTTTGCGATGTGATTTAAACGGAAGGATATCGAAATGACCGTTACCTTGGCTGCCTGGATGATCCCGACGCTGATCTGCCTGATGCTCCTCGCGTGGGCATTTCTGATGCCGCTGCCCGATGGTGGCGGCGATTACAATTTCGCGCCGGCCCTATCGTCGCTGTTCCGCGCCGTCGTCGTGGTCATCGTCAGTCTGATTGTCTGGCTGGCCTATTTCGCTATCACCTGAAGGAGTTTCAAAATGAACTGGCAACTGCAGGCGAAGATCATCGCAAACGATCTCGACAGCCTGGCGGCCCGCATTGATGATTTGCCTGGCCATCCGAAGATGACGGATGCGATGGTAAAGGTGCGGGAGGCAGAGAAGTCTTTGCGTGAGGCTTGGGGCGATCTGCATCAGGAAGAATTGCGCAAGCGCTACATCGACTGACGCCCCTCCGCTAAACCCTTGAAAAAGGACTCCCCGTTGATGATCTGTGCGCAGTTTATTCCTTGGAGAACATCATGACGGAAGACCAGATCAAGTACATGGCTAACCGCTTTCTGACATGGAAGCTGCCGGAGAACTTCCATCCGGATGGTGGCGTTTCCTTTGAGCCGGTTGGCAACAAGGGCACGCCGTATGAGTACAGCCGCGCACCGGTTGGCACGAACCTCCTGACGGCTGAACAGGCGGAAGCCATGATCCGTCATCTTCTAGAAGGACTGCCATCACCTGAACTGGTGGCTGAAGTCGTGTCGAAACACGGCGACCCGGAAGCCTTTGGCGAGCGAGAGTTGATCGAGCGAGCCAACATCCAGAAGCTTCCGTACGGAACGAAGCTCTACGCCGCCTGATGCATCGTATCTCTATTCGGTGCGCTCAATCGCTTTTGTATCGTCGTTCATACAATAAAAATCGGGCGATAGCGGTCTACCCTTCATATTAAACCTGAAGGGCGCTTCCTTCGGAAACCAAGCATTTTCGGCAACTGACAGCTCAACTATGGCCGTATTGCCGCATTTAGGGCATGTTACCGTTATGGAGGTTCTTTTTCCCGTTGTCATATTTAACTCCCTTTTGCTCATGTGCCCGCAGTTTATTCGCCCTGATAAAGTCGGCCAAGCAGTTCCGTCACCACAACCATCGCGGCTTGGTTCGGCAATGACCGGTGACCGAGCAGGGCATGAATGAACTCGATCGGATCTGCGAAGCCGAACGCACGCTGCATATCGTCCAGGGTGGCTTTCTTCTTTCGAAGGATGGCGAACACGGCGGCGCGGCCGGAAAGCGTCAGGCGGGGCTCGTGACCGCCGTTGCCCTCGAAATACGGAGGACCGGCCTTCGCCTCGTCAGGCGCGACGTGATCGAGCTGCGCGCGGATGGCATCACGTGTGAACTTGGAGACGCCTTTTGGCCCGGTGATTGCGGCCACTAGCTGCATATCGTCCGGGTCGACGTTGAGGTTCATGTTGACGACTTTGAGCGGTGGCCTTCCCATGCCGCGAAACAGACGGGATTCGGCTTGCGCGAAAGTTGCACGAATAAACCAGGCAGAGTCCCACATCAAAAAATGTGTGTATTCGGGCACTCGAAGTGATGTGCCGTAAATTCCGGGTCTGCGTGATGTTCCGCAGGACCGCTTTGCATTCGGCCTTGGCCGGAAATCCAGAAGAAAGGAGGTGAAGAAGATGACGGAAGTTTCTCGCGAAACTCACCGCGGGACAGCCTGCGTATACATCGACCCACGTGGTCGCGCATATGACGCGCTGATCACCGAGGTGTGGGGTCCGCAGTGCGTCAACGTCGTTTATTGCAACGATGTCGACGGCCAGTCGGACAACTATGGGCAGAAGCTCATACGCGCCACATCGGTGATGCATGGCGCGATCCAGCAGGCCCACGGCAACTACTGGCTTCTGCCAGGCGAAGACCGTCCCGCGCTCAAGCGCGTCGACGACAGCGCGGCGGCCTAACCCCGCCGGCCACGATCCCGACCCGCGAGCGACGGATAGGTGGCAAGCCAGACGCCGGCGTGTGCGTCACCCCCTCACGACAGAGCTCATCCATGAAGACCGTCCGCAATGCGAGGCGCGTGCTCAAGCACTCGTCGAACCTTCGGCTGACCGAAATCACGGTCGGCCTCACCCTTATCAGCCTGGCCTCCGATCTGCTCGGCGCCTTCAAGGATAGCCTGCCGAGCGCGCCGATCTGGCTGGTGGCCGCCGCCTCGGTGACCGGAACACTCGCATGGGTATTCCGCCTTGTCGCGCAGGAAAAAATCTCGGGAGACGACAATGCCGATTAATAAGATCATCAAGACGAAGCGCGGTCAGGCCGCAATTGCCGCCGCAATTGCCGCATCCATGGCTGGTGCCGGCGCCCTTGTGACGCGGGATAATCCGCCGCCGGCCGTTGTGCTTGCGACCGACAGCCTGATTAAGCCCTGGGAAGGTCTCGTCCTCACGGCGCACTACGACACCTTCGCCAAGATCTATGATATCTGCCACGGCGAAACCCTGATCAACGGCAAACCAGTCAAGCCTGGCATGAAGTTCACGCCGCAGCAATGCGACGACATCCTCAAGCGGCGCGTCTATGACGACTATTACCTGCCCATCATGAAATGCGCGCCGAACCTGAAGAATGCGCCGATCTCGGTACAGGCCTCGGCGATCTCCGGCGCTTACAATTTCGGGGTAGGCGGCTGGTGTGGTTCCTCAATGGCGCGCAAGGTCCGGTCCGGAGAGTGGCGCGCGGCCTGTGAGGCGCAGACCGCGTGGAATAAGGCTGGCGGGCAGATCGTCGGGGGGCTCGTCAGGCGTCGCGAGATGGGTGATGCGCAACGCCTGGGCGAAGCAGAACTCTGCGTGAGCGGCCTCTGATGGGCGCCTGGCTGCTTTCCCTGCTCCGGCGCATTCCGGGCTCTCTGGATATCATTGGGCTGACGATCGCGATCGTCGTTCTTGCCTTCGTCGTCTGGCCAGGTTGGCTTCGCCAGGCGCGTGAGGATGGCAAGCTCGAAGAGCGGGTGGCATGGCAACTGAAACAGGAAGAGGCGATTGCAAAGCGTGACGCGGCCGTGAGCGTCGCGCAGCGCAAGATCGACACTGCCGAAACCGAGATGCTGGCCGCCCGTGCGTCCAGCGCCCTCAAAGTCAATGATCTGGAGACCGCGCTGGCGGCGGAAAGGAAGGCCAATGAAGCGGCCGGGAAGACTGTCGCGGCTGGCGGCCGCTGCGTGCCTCGCCGGATGCCTGAGCGCGTGCGCCGGGCTCTCAACGCGTTTCGTGAGCAGTGAGGGGCGATCCGCCCATGCGAGTGCCTCTCTCACGTCGCCTTGTGCGGATCTGGTCGAGATACCTCCGGACCCATCGGATGACGAGCAATGGGGTCTCTGGGGAAAGGACAGGGCGAATTTTGCGGAGTGCCGTGCGATGAATGACGCCAAGGCTGAAACCATCAAGGCGCTGCAGGCGCAGGGGGCGAGATGAACGTCAGAGTCGACAAGGCAACAATCACCCTCGGCAATATTCTGTCGATCGCGACGACCGTCGTCGGCTTTTCCGGCATCATCGTCACCGCCACGATGTATATCGCGACGTTGCGCGAGCAGATGAACGTCAAGGATCGTGAACTGGAGACGCGGATACAGCGCATCGAGTTCGACATGAATGGCGTCCGTGGCGACCACGACCTGATCATTGAGATAAGGGCGGACCTGAAGGCGATCCGATCATCGATCGACAAGGCCAACCGCGACAGCAGATAAGTTCAGATCTTGTGGGTCCGGCATGACTTCCCTGCGCGCCGGACATGAGGGAGCCCCGCGATCCGCCGGTCGCGGGGCTCTTATTTGCCTCTGCGCATGACTTTGATGGCTTCCAGCTGCATCTTTGCCATATCGGAAAGAGAGCCAATAACAGGCCCAACGCCATCGTCGCGCGGCCCAAAAAACAGTGGTCCCCAGGGAAGACAGGTGATGCGATCTAGGATGAAACAGGTAGCGCGCTGCAGCCCGCATCTGTCGATTTCGAGCGAGTTTTGAATATGAAGGTCAAGCGGACGCTGGCGATGATCATACTTCGTCGTGCCGTAAGCTACCTCAATCCAAACCTGTGTTTGGTTGTTGCGCAGCTGCACAGAACGAACAAGCCCGGGCCTGCTTTTTGGTCCGGGCTTTCCAGCTTGTTCCGCGTAGGGGAATTTACACCAGACGATATCCAGTGATTTGGGGTGAGTGGCGACCGGGAAGAATTCGATTGCCACCTGAAATCACCATGCGGGTCCGTCAAGGAGAAGGACTTCGCCCTGGCTTTTTGCTTCCTTCGAGACCATCTCGTGAAGCGCTTCGATATGCTCGTCCGAAACTTCGTCGTTGTAGTCTGCTGGCGTTACCGACGGCCTCCAACGCGGATTAGAACCGTGGACCGCCGTCTCCGGTTTGTGTTTCTTAGACATGTGTCTCCCGTTCCTTCGATGAGATCTTGTGGCACACTTTAATTTGCCTACTTGTGGATAGGCTTTCTCATCATCATTTTGCGCCTTCTGAATGAAGGCCAGGTTAATGCCATTAACCAATTGCCAACGCCCGTGCGCACCGAACTGTTCCTTAACAGGAGCAGAATTGTCAACTCACATATTTCTCTGTGTTTCAATGCGCAAGAGGGTGTGACAATTAAACTTCGTCCATGCGAATCTGCCGCAGGCATTGCAATTGATACCAATTGCAATCATCGAATTGAATTGGGGTGCCAATTGCCCATGACAATTAGCCTGACAATTTCCCGGCATTGGTTTTCCTCACAGAAGGAATTCCTTTTTCCTTTTGCGCGGCAATCCATTGATCGGCCGCTTCGCGCATAGCCGCGCTGCGGCCCTTTGACCCGGAAATGTGATCGATCTCCTCAAGCTGCTCATTCGAGAGGCTGATGTGAATGCGGATGTAGAACTTGGCTGGTCGTCCCATGGTCAAAGTCCCGTGTCATAAGCCTGATGGTTGAACAGCTCGGCCACGCGGCGGCCCGAGTGGCGCGGGTTGACATAGGTTCCCATAAAGATCTCGACGCTCTTCCAGTCTCCGGCCTCCATCACGGTCTTGATATCGGCGCCGAGCGCGATCGAGTTGGTACCGAAGGAATGGCGGCCACAAAGATGGCTGGACTTGTAGGCAATGCCGGCGCGGTAGCATACGCGCTTGATCGCCTCATTCACCGAGAATCGCGACGTATATTTGAACACGTGGTCATTGCGCCGCTTGAGTGCAAACATCCGCGAGACCATGTCGTCGGTCAGATACCTGGTCGAATTCGTCGTGGTCTTGGTCTTCCTGAGAAGAGCCGTTCGCTCCGTGAGATTGATATCGTCCCAGCGCAGCGCCACTGCTTCGGAAACGCGCGCGCCGGTCGTCGACATGAAGGTCACCAGCGCAGCCAGATGTGGTAGCCCGTCGCGCTCGGCTTGCGAGACGAAGCAGTGCAGCCAGACGACCGTCGCCGGCTTGGCCTTTCTGGGCCGCTCTTCCTTGAACTTGGGATAGCGCATCAGCGGCGCCCAGCCGCGATCGTATGCGTGGTTCAGGACCGCGCGGATCGGTGTGATGCCCTGCCGGTTGCGCGTGGTTCCGGCTTGGGTGGGATAGATCTTCTCGACGGCCTTGCGGATATCGAATGGATAGATCTCGCTGACCGGCCGGTCTCCCAGCACATCGAGGATTGGCGGGAGATACTTTCCTTCGCCTCCGTTCTCGATGTAGCTCTCGGCAGCTTCGCGGAAGGTTTTCAGGATGATTGAAGGGGGCACTACGTGATACAT